CGCAGGCAATGGCGAGGACAACGTGATTGCATGGCAATCCGATGCGTTCATGGATGAGAACGGCACGTGCGGCGGTTGGGCATTCACTCGCGATCAGGAGCCTCCTGACTGCTGGACCGATGGCGTGTGTTGGGCGATCAATGAGGATGAATGCGCCTCTGTCCAGCCAACCCATTGGAAGCCGCTACCATCCGACCGCAACGAACAAATCATCGCCGCGTACCGTGATGGCAAGACCATCACCAGCCTTGCGGCCGAGTGGGGTGTGTCCCGGCAGAGGATCAATCAATTGGTTCGTGCCGCAGGTGTCCCGCACCGTCATCCGGGGATGGCTGAAACGAAGCGCTTGACCGCACGGGCCGGTTAGGCTATCAAGCGAATTGCAGGGGCCATGGTCGAGCTTTGGTTCCCGAGTGTTGCAGTCGAGGGCGTCCTCCATCCGCCCGAGATTGCCGCCCCTGCAACCACTGATGGATTGGAGTGATGGAATGTCGTATGCGGAAGAGAGGTTGCGTGGACTGGCTCGCAACACCCGCCCCATCGTTCCTCCCGGCGCTGATCTGGATTGGTTCCGCAGCATGACGACGAACCGTCTCAAGCAGATGTGGGATCACGAGGATTACGAAGTTCATTGCGATGAAATTCATCATGCAATGAACGAACGTGGTCATGGCGAATACGTGGCTGTGTGATGGCTCTGACCGCCAAGCAGCAGGCTTTCATTGAAGAATACCTGATTGATTTGAACGCAACTCAGGCGGCTATTCGTGCGGGCTACAGCGAAGATACTGCTCACGCTATAGGGCATGAGAACCTTAGCAAACCTTATATCGCTAGTGCGATTGCCGAAGCCTTCAAGGCTCGCTCAGAGCGCACGCAGATTGATGCTGACTATGTGCTTCGGCAGGCAGTTAAGCTGCATGAGCGTTGCATGCAGGAGGTGTCGCCTGTCACTGATCGCAAGGGCGATCAGATTTATGATGGCGAAGGCAATCCGCTATTCGAGTTCAACGCTGCTGGCGCGGCGAAGGGCCTTGAGCTTGTCGGCAAGCATGTGAATGTGCAGGCGTTTGCGGATAAGCTGGACGTGACAAACAGCGACGGCACACTGACCCGCGCCCCGGTTTACAAGATGGTGGATAAGGATAATGGCGACAGCGCCTAAGCCCGACGATCCAATCCTTGATTGCCCGATACCCGCAATCTTTCGCCCGTTCCTACAGCCCGCAAGGTTCAAGGTGGCCCGAGGTGGTCGCGGATCGTCTAAGACACGCACGGTCATAACCATCCTCGTTAACAACGTGATGTGGGCGGGTTGGCGTGTAGTTTGCTTCCGGGAATTGATGGAAGCCATCGCGGAAAGTTCCTACCAGGAGATCATTGAAGAGATCGACCGCCGCAATCTGGGGCGGTTTTTCGTCATCACGAAAACAGAGATTACTTGCCCCTCCTCTGGCGGCTGCTTCAAGTTTTCCGGCTTGCGCGCCAGTTCCAAGCGTCTGCAAAACCAGAAGTTGAAGGGATTTAGCAATTTTGATGCCGCGTTTATCGACGAAGGCGAGAGCATTACAAAGGATAGCTGGAACGCGCTGGTCCCGACCATGCGTAAGGCTGGTTCAGAGATATACGTTTGCTTTAACCCCGCATCGCCGCTTGATTTCATTTATCAATCGTTTGTCACGGATCCTATTTATCCGACCGAGCTTCACGGCAAGCCGTACTGCATAACGCTGGAAGTCAACTATACCGACAATCCGTTCTTCCCTCGGGAACTGGCTGACGACGCGGAATTGATGCGGGCGGTCGATCCGGAGCTATATCGGCACGTCTATCTTGGTGAGCCGGTGGCTGATAATGCACTCGCCATCATCAAACCCCAATGGATCGAAGCCGCAATCGACGCCCATATCCATATCCCTGATTTCCCTACGGGCGGCGGGCGCATTGGCGGCATGGACGTGTCTGGCGGCGTTGAGGGTGACGTGATCGCGCCCAAGGCCAATGACCCCAATGCGTTGGCATGGCGCTATGGTCAGGTGCTGGCTGGCCTGGAAGAATGGCAGGACGAGAACCCGAACTCTGCGGCTGCTTATGCATTGCCGATCGTGATGCGGGAGCGACTGGACGTGCTCAACATCGACGATATCGGTGTGGGCGCCAGTGTGCCGGGAGAGTTTAGGCGGCTGGACCCGGACGGGGACTATCGGGGTTGGACGGCCAGTGAAAGCCCGCATGATGCCGATCGGGAGTATCAGCCGGGCAAGTCGCATGGCGACATGTTTGCCAATCTCAAGGCCCAGGGATGGGGGATGCTTGGTGATCGGTTCCGCAATACCTGGCAGGCGCGCAATGGGCTGCCATATGATCCCGATCAATTGATTTCCATCCCATCGGGATTGCCTTTGCGCACCAAGCTGCAAGCCGAGCTTAGCCAGCCCCGCCGTGAAAGCGTCAACGGGCGCATGAAGGTCGAGAGCAAAAAGGATTTGAAAAAGCGCGGCGTGCCATCACACAATCTGGCCGATGCGGTTGTGATGGCGTTCGCGATGGAAAGCGTTGGACCGCAATCGTGGATCATGACGCGGGATTGACGCTACGCAACAATCTTGCGCCAGCGTGAAATATCCGCTAACAAGCGTGCATGTCCATCTCCATAGCCATTCGGGACCGCCTGTCTCGTGTATTCCCTTGGGCATACACGGCCAAGCATGATCACTATCTCGATTATGGCTGGAAGCGCGAACTGGAGTTCAACGATTTCCACGCGATCTACACGCGCAACAGCCTTGCTGCCGCCGCTGTGGACAAGACTGTCGCCAAGACCTGGGAGGAATTGCCGGCCCTTTGGCAGCAGCCGGACAAGCCTGCCGACACCCCGCTTGAACAGGTCATCGCCAAGCACTTCGCGAAGATCGGTCTTTGGCGCGCATTGATGCAGGTGGACCGGCGCGGGATGGTGGGGGCCTATGCTGGCGGCATCATCCTGCTACGCGATGGATTGACGCTCGATAAGCCTGTGGGCCGCATCCGCTCGATCGATGATGTGGCCGGGATTATCCCCGCATGGGAAGGCCAGTTGCAGGTCGCGGAATGGGATAGTAATCCCGCGTCCGAGACATATGCCCAGCCGCTCATGTATGATTTCAACGAACATAACGTTCGTGACAATCGGCAGATTGCGTCCAAGCCACAATCGCCGGTCAAAATCCACCCGAGCCGTGTGCTAATATGGTCGGAAGACGGCACGATCAACGGGCGTTCCGACTTGGAGCCGGGGTTCAACGATCTCGTCGATGTCGAAAAGATCAAGGGCGCGGGTGGCGAAGGCTTCTGGAAGTCCAGCCGTGGCGCACCGATCATTGAGGCCCCCGTCGGATTGACGCCTGCCGATGCGCGGGCGATGATGGGTGCCCACAGCAACAGCGAAGCGCTCGACAAGATCAATGAGCAGGTTGACGATTTCCAAGGCGGCTTCGACAAGGCGTTGATGCTTGGTGGCTTCAAGGTCAGCCCGATGACCATCACGCTGCCGCAGCCGAAAGAGTTTTTCGAGGTCAACGCGCAGTCGTTCGCGGCTTCGATGCAAATCCCGTACAAGGTGCTTGTCGGCAACATCACTGGCGAGCGCGCCAGCACCGAGGATGCCAGGGAGTGGGCGCGCACGTGTATGTCGCGCCGCGTCAATCTCGCCATCCCGCAAATCGAAGACTTTGTGCGTCGCCTTGTGGCTTGGGGTGCCCTGCCAAAAGGTGAATGGACCGTGGGCTGGCCATCGCTGCTTGATGCCACGCCGGACGAATTGCTGGATCGCGCCGGCAAGATGAGCACGATCAACAACCAGAACCAGAACGAACTAGTGTTCCTGCCCGATGAAATCCGGGAGACCGCTGGCTTCGCGCCGGGGGCGGAAGTCGATGGGTGGGATGAATATGCGGCTGAAGCGGCAGAGGATATTGAGGTGATTGATGAAGCAAGTTAGGGTCAACCTCCGCACACTCGTTAATGCGAGTAAAATTCGTGAGGAAATTCGCGATGGCCGGAAGGTTGTCATAGTCCCCTCAACCACTCTGGTTGACGGCAGCATTCTTAACAAAATCCGCTACCCCGCATCAGTGATAGCGGATAGCTTCCACACGCTTGAGGGCACACCAGCCCCGCTTGGCCATCCCGTTTTGAACGGCAAATTTGTGTCGGCCAAAGATCCGCAGGGGCTGGTGCGCACATTTATAGGTGCATGGAACGAAAACGTCCGGCGTGAGAACGGCAGGGTCCATGTTGATAAAGTTATTGACGTAGCCTTTGCCAATCAATCGGATGGCGGCAAGCGCGTTCTTGCGGCTGTTGAGAAGCAAAAACCCATACATACATCAACTGGATTACTTGCCACCCTTAAGCCGCTCACTAACAGTGATGACGGGGCGGAATGGGAGGTTGAAACCATGGTCCTGGACCACGACGCCGTGCTCCTAGACGAACCCGGCGCAGCCACGCCCGAGCAAGGTGTTGGCATGTTCGTCAACGCGGCGGGGGAGGAAATGGACGTCATCAACAGCGTCCTTTCGGACGACATCGAACGTGATGAAATGTGGGCGCTTGAAAGCATATTGCGCGCGGAAGAACGAAAATTGCGCGCACCCTTGCTCGAACGCATCAAAGCTGCTATTGAGGCAGTAATTCGCGGCGGACCCGTGCCAGAAGACGTTGTTAACCAGGAGGCCACAGACGTGGACAAAGAACAATTCGAAGCCCTGTCCGCGAAGGTGGACGCCCTTACGGCAGCCCCCGCGCTGACCAAGGACGAAGTTGCCGAGATCGTGGCAAACGCTCTCAAGCCGATCACCGATGCCGCCGAGGCTTCTGCCGCTGCCGCGAAGACCGAACTGGTCAACAAGGTGGTTGAAGCGAAGCTGCTTGATCAGGCGACCGCCGAAGCTGCCGACACGGCTGTTCTTTCGGTGCTGGCTAACAGCATCGTCCAGACGCCGGTTGCGTTTCGGGTGAACGGGGCATTCAAGCCTTCGTCCAAGACCGACCGCGCAGCGCTTGCGCCGAAGGGGGAGTAATCGAACATGGCTCGTTTCAACAAGATTTTCCTCGGCCCCGTCGATGACAACAAGCCGCAGGTCAAGGAACTGCTTGGCGACGTTGCGCTGAAGCCGGGCCGTCTGGTTGTGGTTTCGTCCGGAAAGTGGGCGCTGGCTGCTGCCACCACGGTGGGCAAGGTCTGGCTTGTGCAGGACAATTACCTCGCCATGAAGGGCGTCGATGACGACTGGCTGGACGAGGATCGCGTGGTCGCGCTCGAAATGAGCGGCGATAACGTCCTTGCCGCCCGGATCGCCAACGGCGTGAACATCACGGCTATCGGCACTCCGCTTACGCCCGGCGCTACCGGCACGCTGGCCATCGCCAGCACTTCGGACTTGATCGTTGCCTACAGCGACGAGGTTTACAACAACAATTCAGGCTCTGAACAGCTTCTGAAAATCCGCCCGGCGGGTTCGCAGAGCTATCTGTCTGCGGCGTAAGGGGTTTATAAAAATGCGTTACTTCGACACTGAACTCCTCGCCAACAGCCGCCAGCACGCGGAATGGTTCGAAGAGATCAACGATGATCGCGACTTCTTCCATGCCAACGAAGAATACGTGACCAACGCCGCTTCGATCCTGCCGCGCGACGCATGGCTGGATATGGACAACATCACTCGCCGCGTCATGCGCGCCGACGAGGGTGAAGTCTGGATGAAGTACCTGATGCCGCTGGCCAAGCCGGTGAACATCGGCAAGATCGTCCACCTCAACCGCGTCTCGTCGGATGCCGGCACGGTTGTTCGCAGCATGTCGGGTCAGGTTCCCGTCGCGATGGACAAGGTGGTCTACGACTATCGTGGCACCCCGGTCCCGCTGTTCCACACCGCTTTCGGTCGTGAATGGCGCGAATGGTCCACGCTTCAGTCGGAGAACTTCGATGCACTGGCGGACGATCAGGAAGCGCACACCGCGAAAATTCGCCGCGATATGGCGCTTTATGCGCTCAACGGCGATACCTCGGTGGTGTTCCAGGGCTATCAGGGTTACGGCATCCGCACGCACCCGCTTTCGAAGTCGATCAATATTGGCGCTTCCGGCAACAATATCGTTCTCAAGTCGGCCACCGCCGATGCGCTCGATACGTTCTTCACCGGCGCGTTCGGCGCTCTGCTTGATGCGAACTACATCACTTCGAAGGTGGTTCTGTTCGTATCGCCGGAAATCGCACGCGGCTGGGACAAGACCTATTCGGGTTCGGCGGGATTCAAGAGCGGCACCATCCGCGATTTCCTGCTTACCAATCGCCGCATTCAGGCGATTGAGGTTAGCTACGAGCTTTCCGAGAATGAATTTTTCGGGTTCGTGCCTAGCTCGGAATATATCCGCCCCCTGATCGGCATGGCCGTCTCGACCACTGCCATCCCCCGTGATCGCCCCCGCTCGAACTATCAGTTCGATGTCTGTGGTGCCATGGGTCTGGAAATCCGGGCGGACTACAACAATCGTTCGGGTGTTTTCTACAGCACCAATACCTGATTTCCCGTCAGGGATCTACGAGAAAGGGGCTGCTTCGGCGGCCCCTTTTTTGTGGTTCTAAACCACCTCCGGCTCATGCATAAGTGTGCATTCAAGGGCGGCGGAAAATTCGGTTGTCTGGTCCATCGGATATATGACGCGATCAACGCGATAGGCTAACCGGTTTGGGGCTTGAATAAATTCACCCGCCCTTGGGATGCTGCGCATCCTGTGAATTACCCTCGTCATGGACGCCATATTTATAATGGCCACAAGGTGCTTGCTCGATTTGATTTTGCCCATCACCATTATCCATCAATTGTATATTGGGCCGCCCGGCATTACCCTAGGGCGGCCCCACCGTGCCAACGGTGCTTGTGAAAACTGGTGGCCCGTTCTGTTTCCCGGTGGGCCAAGCCGATGCGCCGCGCCGTTAGGCTGCGATGCGAAGTGCCGTTACCGGCTCGTTGTCGTTGACGGTTAAGTCAGCTGTCCCGTTGCGGTGGGCCATTCCGGATCGCGCTCAATTTCGCCCGTTCGGATCGATCCTGGTTCGCCCCCATCAACTACCAAGCGCAAGCTACGTGATGCCTGTGACCCGTTAAGTCACCTATGGCGCTTGGTAGATGGTGGAGGCGGCGGGTACTGCCCCCGCGTCTCCGATTAAACTACGTTGATCGAATTACGATCGTGGCGTCCATATGACTGCATTCTACACCCCCGTCAAGTCGCTTCCCAAATTCGCAACAATGCGCTATGGTCACGCAACAATGTTTCACCCGGAGGCCACGACGTGAGTAAGATCAAAATCCGCTTTATCGACTGGACGCGCACCGGCAAGACTGGCGGCGTCGGGATTTATGGCCTGCCGGCGAACGAAGGTGAAAGCGGCGAGTACCAGATTGGCGACGAACTCGAAGTGAGTGAAGTGCCTGCTGGCTGGGCATCGCGGGTGGAAGTCATTTCCGGCGTGCCCAAGGCTGGTGCCGAACTGATCGCCAATCCAGCCTCTGAAAGCGATGCCCCGCGTCGTGGCCGCCCCCGCAATGATGGGTAATCAGTATTGAGGTGGCTGGCGCATGGCTTACGGCACGGACATTGAATTTGCGGCATACCTTAGCGCACGCGGGCTGACCGTCGCTGGCGTGCCTGCCGTGCTGCGGCAACTGGCGTCCGACTATCTCGACGCGACATATTGCTTCGGATCGGGCGATGTCACTGGCGCCAATTTCCTCGCCGCCCTTTATCGCGCTGCATACCTGGCGGACGGTGGCACCACAGTCCTGTTCCCGGTGACGACGGGCGCGCGCGTCAAGCGGCAGAAGGTGGACGTGATCGAGCGCGAGTTCTTCGATGATGGGGCTGATAGCACAGGCTTCATTGACCCTGTCATCAATGGCTTGATGCGTGATTTCCTTTGTGGGGATGTCAGCAAGGGTTTGTTTTTTCAGAGTGTCGGAACATGACGCCCAACGCCATATCGGGATCGACCCTATCCATCGGCTACCGCGTGGCCCCCAAAATCCTTGTCACCGAGAGCGATTTCGATGGGCAGGAATGGACCGAGGTGGGCGGCCCGGTGCCACCCAGCGATTTCCTCGTCGATCAATCGACGCCGGAACTGTTCCTCGAAAATTGTGTCGCTGGCTCGTCGCAATACAGCCTCAACGCCAAGTATGGGAAAATCTGGAAGCG